CTTTCAAAGAAGCAACTTCAAAACTACTTACTTGAGATTCTTCCCGAACATGGGGAAGATGTAATGAAAGAGATTATGCGTCGTCATGAACGCACATTGATTGCAGATGAATATTCGTTTGAACTGAAAGCATTACTTGAGTGATAGATAGGTTCGTGTAGGGGGTGCTTTCTGTGCTTCTCGAACTTGTCGGAGCATCTCTTGCAGGAGTTGAAGGTCTTTTTCTAGAGTTTGAAGATTCGTTTCTACCATGAACCCTGTATGGATTCTCGCGATACACGGTGCCATCTCTCGATGGGCGCGAACAACACGGGCAGTCAGAGTCACTAAAGCTTTTTCCATTAATGTATGATGTTGTCGCAAGATATTTTTAAATGATAGTATATAAATGGACCTCAACGTAATTGTTCCCGTGCTTCTCTTCATTCTATTGTCACCTGGCGTTCTCTTGTCACTCCCCCCAGGCTCATCTCACCTCGTTCAGGTTGTCACACACGCAGCCGTGTTCGGTGTTGTCTACAGCCTCTTGCGCATGGTGTTTCCTCAATATTATTAAAACGGACCTAAATCAAGTCAACAATAGACTGTAATGGAATCCTATTGTCCTTACAACTCCTCCAATCGCCCATTCACTGAACGTGATATACACAAACTCCTTCATAAACACGGTTTGCCACACTATCGAGCACAGAATGTGCGAGTGTTTCAGACTGCGATGGTCCACACAACCTATGTCCGACGAACGGACTACACAACCCCCGATGGAACGCCAGCCCAACTTGCACCCTGTCCAAACGGTGTCATGCCACTTCAAGACGAATCGTATGAATGTTTAGAGTTCGAAGGTGATTCGGTCTTAGGTGTCTGTGTAGCGACGTATCTTCGTAAGAAGTATCCTGAGAAGAAGCAGGGGTTTCTCACCGATGCCCGTAAAGTCTTAGTCAATAATGAATGTATCGGTCAGTTATCGAGACAAATCGGATTGGATAAGTTCTATGTGATCTCTCGTCACAATGAAGAATCACCCGCCATTGCAGGGCGTAACAATACCAAGAAACTAGGGGATATCTTTGAAGCCTTTATCGGTGCATTGTGGACGGACTGCGGTAATCGGTTTCATATCGTGTATACCTTTGTAACCTCTGTGATGGAGGCATACCTAGACATTGAAGAAGTGATTCATGAGACGACGAACTATAAAGACTTGTTTCAGAAGCATTGTCAGCGTGAGTTGAAGTTAACACCGACTTATGAGATGTTATCGAACGACCCAAAGAAGAATGAGATACGCGTTGCAGTGTGTGATGCGAATGGAAAGCACATAGCCTACGGAAGTGGAAGCACACGCAAAAAGGCTGAACAGTTAGCCGCTAAGCAAGCACTTTCAGTTTCTGTGTAGTCAAGCGTCCTTTGCGATAGCGTTTCATGGTGCGTCCTCGTGTCTGTAAGACCGACTTGGTACAAATCCCAATCGCTGCAGATTCTTTATTCGATCCCTTACGTGCTTTGACTGTTTTTCGCACGGTCTTGACACACTTATCAAACTTGGAGGAGATACGACTTCTCATTACTCATCGTCTAGAGTTTCTTCGAGTTCCACCTCGTCGAGGACCGAGCTTTGTCAGTTCTGCAATGTCTTGCATTTTCTTTCGTAACTCATCCACTTCTTCATCGCAGACTGCAATGTCTTTACGAAGTTCAGCCACTTCTTTATTTGAGACAGACGGACTGACATACATAGACTTAGGCAATGATTTGGGTGGTTCTACAGGAGGTGGCACCACGGGAACTGAATTGCGTTTCTTTCCCTTAACCTTGCGTGTCCTTTTTGGCTTAACTGCAACCACAGGAGGTGGAACCACTTTTGCTTTCCGAGTCTTCTTGGGCTTCGAGTTCACCTTTCGAGTCTTTTTGACTTTGATCGGTGGTAGAGGAGGAGGTGGAATCACAGAACTCGATACGAACGCAAGAGGAATGATTTCACGCAGACGCACAGAGAAGTCTCCGCCTTTCTGTGCTACAATACGAACAAATGCAGTTAAGAACTTGTCGACTGCATCCTTGGGGATAAGACTTTCATATTCAGAGGTTCCTATCAATGCCAAGGTATCCCATGATCGAGTGAGAATCATCTGTAGTTTCTTTTTTCCGTCTTTCGTAGTTCGATTGATAAGTCCTTGGAAGTATCCGCTATTGTCGAGAATCGGTACAATGTAGCGATATTCAGCTCGATTCTTCAATGCACTTGTGCGTTTGGCCCACTCCAAATAGTTGTTGAGCACTTTCTCGTTACGACTGTCGAAGGACCGTCCCCAATCGTGTGCAACCAACTTATTGTTCATCAACGCAATGTTTGCACCATGTAAGTCGGTGTGCATCAATCCATACTCATTCAGATAACTCATTGCAGTTGCGAGCAACATCATGTAGGTTGGAAACTTCACTTTGAAGTCAGGAGTGACCTGAAGTCTGAAAAAATCCTTTCCCTGTTTAGGCGTGATGAGATTGACGAGCGGACCGCTACCAAGGTCTTTGACTTTACAGGATTGTTGTTCGTCTTCAGGCTTGAATTTAGGAGTACACGAATCCGTCGCAAAGTTCACATAGTCTCGAATGGATGGAAAGACCGGTTCGACGTCTTGTATCACTTTTTGAAGAAATGCTTGCTTTTCACGTTCACCCGAACTTGCCGACACAATGCGTGAGACTTTGTTTTCGACGTCGATCGATGGATTCGGAGGGTCACAACTCACCGGAGGGTCATACACGCAGGTATCTGCACCATTGGCAAGAAACTTGCCACCATACATTGTCTTTACAGAACACTTTCTTGCGCGGACGCTGAAGTAGAATTTATCCTCCGAGAATATAAACATAATGGGTGGCGGTCTTCTTCAACTCGTTGCCTATGGTGCACAAGATGCGTATATCACTGGAAATCCTCACATCACCTTTTGGAAGGTCTTGTTCAAGCGTCATACCAACTTTGCCATTGAAGCGTTCCGCGTGAACTTCACAGGTATGCCCACCTACGGACAACGCGTCGTAGCCGTTGTCAATCGTAACGCAGACCTTATTTGGAAGACCTATATTGAAGTCTCTTTACCTGCAACCGACGCATCTGCAGCTGTGCGCTGGACGGGAGGTGCACAGCGCCGTCTTGGATATCTCCTTCTCAAGAAAATTGAGGTAGAGATTGGCGGTCAAATCATCGATACACATTACGGTGAGTGGCTCTACTTGTGGGAGACCTTGACCGCAGACTTTGACACCGCCGTCAAGTTGGACAACATGGTCGGAGGTCTCTACAGCAGTGCAGATACTTCAGCCGTGACATGCCAAGGCCGCCCAAATGTATTGTATATACCTCTCCAGTTCTGGTTCAACCGTAATCCAGGTCTAGCGCTTCCATTGATTGCACTTCAATACCACGAGGTGCGATTCAACATCACACTCGAGGATACTATCAACCTCGTCGAAGGTGCAGGTGCAACAGCCGCTCAACTCGCTGCAGCCGCAGCCGCTCTTACTCCACTCCAAGACATGGCACTCTATCTTGACTATGTCTATTTGGATGTCGAGGAGCGCCGACGATTTGCCCAGGCAAGTCATGAGTACTTGATTGAGCAACTTCAGTTCTCAGGAGAGCAAACGATTACAACCTCTTCTGGACGCATTGACTTGACCTTGAATCACCCAGTCAAGGAACTCATCTGGGTCTTTCAAGATGCACGCAAGACCGACTGCTCTCTTCCAGGAGGTGCTGCTGCTTTCACTCGCCCATTCAGTTACGATGATATCGTCAATCGTGCTCGTATCCAACTCAACGGTCAGGACCGATTCGATGAGCGATATGGCGACTACTTCTGGAAGGTTCAACCCTACCAACACCACACGGGTGGTGGATTTACTCGATTAATCGACCAGACCTCAGTCATTCCAGTTGCAGCCCCTAATCCAATCAACGTGTATTCCTTCGCGATCAGCCCCGAAGAGCATCAACCATCCGGCAGTTGCAACTTTTCTCGCATTGATACCGCCACCTTGGTCTACGATAGCAAGATTGGTTCTGCGGGTTCATACCCTAGCAAGACATACCCATACAACTTCCGTATGTATGCGGTCAACTACAATATTTTCCGAATCATGAGCGGCATGGGTGGACTCGCTTACAGCAACTAAATGTTATACTAGTATATGACACATTGGGGATACCATCTGATTTTGAACGGACGCAACTGCATTCCTGCCTCGATTCGCTCTGCAAAACATATTGGCGTGTTCACCTCTACACTTGTGAACCAAATCGATATGGTTCCTTACGGAAAACCTCAGATTGTGATGTTTGGGACCGGTAATAAGAAGGGATTTACATTGGTTCAGTTGATTGAGACCTCCAACATTTGCGCACACTTTGTTGAGGAAACCGATGACATGTATCTCGATGTCTTTTCATGCAAGCCTTTCGATGAAAAAGTTGTCAAAAAAGTAGTGGATAACTTCTTCTCACCGGCTACCATGGATACTAAACTCATTCTTCGTGATGCTTCAACTCGTATGCAATAAATCACACCTTTACATAAATGGGCATTCCACGTGTGTATTGGTATGTTCTTTTGATTGTGATGCTTGAAACCTTGGCTATGAGCTGCTTCAAACGTAGTATCGACAACTCAGCCTTCTTTGCAGTCGGTGTGTTGTTCTATGCAGCCGTTGGATATATGTTACGATTGACGATGAATACGTCTGGAATGGCGATGACCAACGCATTGTGGTCTGGAATGTCTGTGATGGCTACAACCACGGTAGGTATCTTGCTCTTCAAAGAAAGCATTCATTTCCACGACTTACTTGCGATTGCACTCATTGTGAGCGGTGTGATGATTTTGAAGGTAACTGACTAAGATAGACTGCAGTATTCGGAGAACACTTTCCGATTCCCAAGGTTTGTTGCATCATAACTGGAGCAGGACCTGAGGTGCACTGTACGTGATCATAGCCTAAGGAATGACCCATCTCATGGCTGACCATGTATTGCCGATAGCGTTCCAAGGGTAACTTGGAAGGTGCTGAACCATGGATCCATCGAGTTGCATTCAACCAAATCTCGTTTCCACCTAAGGTTGCACATGACAAACTATCAGGCAATCCGCATGTCTTTTTGATTGTAGCAGGAGATGATAACCGAATGGTCTTTCCCTTTCCAACCACAAACGTATGCCATTGGGCCCAACCCTCAGGGTCCGCTAAATAGATTGCAACTTCGTCCGCGAACTTACGTGGATCGTAGTTGACGTCCGAATCGACTGAGGTCGTGTATCGAATCAGTCCCATTATGTAAAAAACAGGAAACTCTTTACATGAAGTAGTTGGGGTCCAACTGAATGGCAAGGTTCTCAAGAATCAACTGCGCGAACAAGGGAGAGATCTGGCTTTGTCGAACGATTTCAACACGGACCTTATTTTCATGTGTGACACGAAAGACCACTTGTTTCTGGGGGTTGATGCGAGCAAACACTGTTATAAGGTCATTTTCAATCCGTCCTTGATAATGGTCTCCCAAATCCATGTCCTGAATCATGTCGTCAACTGCGTTGTGGAGGCTATACATTTTGAATAAGGGGAAAAACGACGCAGAGGTCGAGTTCCGTTTTGAAGACTTACCAACATTCTCGGTCGAAGAGAACACGGCATTCGATGTTGCAGAAGTTGGCATCGCATGGTGCCGAGCAGTAGCAGCACTTGGCTCGTGTACTCTTTCGGACTTGGTATCCGCGCACGAGTGCTTGAATCTTCTTGACTGCAGTGTTTCTACGAGCCTTGTAAGCAAGAACATACTTCCAGATGGAGAGAGTGGTTGCATGCTCTGCACACTGCTTTGCAATAGGCTTGAACGCCTTTCGCCAGACGGCTTGAGCTTGTGCAAGTTCCTTGGCTTCCTTGTTTGCCTTCTCTGCCCAGAAGGCTTTGACTTTCTCACTGTTGCGAAGTTTCGCGTCCAGTGCAAGCCAGTCTTCGATGCAGTCGCCGTATTTCCATGGCTCTGCCACCATGTCGCAGTATAGCTCATACTCGACATCTACTTTCTTGTGTTGAACTTCAACCGGTGTCGGCTGTGTAAAGTTCAATACAATGTCTCCCCATGAGCGAGAGTCTGTATCCCAGTTAATGACGGCGGGATGCCCTAAGCCTGTGATTTTCTCCACAGACAGATTGTCTCCCCTGAATGCCCCTCGAGGCACCACAGAGTTCACCCTTTTACGTGAGTCGACTCCAACACGGACATTTGCGGGTGTCAGCCGGTATATGGTCTTCTTAGCCATGGAGACCTACTTTCCTGACCAAAACGAATCCGTTTTTGAAAGTTGTCCTTCGTAGTTTGCTCTTGTCCGAAAAAAACTGGGGGTCGGTCCGATTTTTTGACTTCCCTTCAGTTTGCTCTTTCCAACTTTTCAAAACGGATTCATTTTGGTCAGACATACTAACCTCCCCCCTCCCAAGTATACAATGTCTATCAAGCAACTCATCATCTCAGCAATCATCAAAGTCTCCGAGGAGAACCCTCTCCTCAATCACGAAGATCCACAGACCGCCATTGAATCTCGTGACCAGTTCATCCAACTCCTCATGAATGAACTGTTCCCCGAAGCCGAACTCGAAACCACTCACATTACCGTTCCAGTTGTTCCTGTTGAAGCACCTGTCGAAGCAACTACACCCACCAAGAAGCGTGGACCCATGACCGAAGAAGCCAAAGCCGCAATGAAAGCCAAGAAGGCTGCCAATGCAGCAAAGAAGGCTGAAGCACCTGCGCCCGTGGAAGCACCTGCGCCCGTGGAAGCTCCTGTCAAGGAGAAGAAGCCTAGAGCCAAGAAGCCTGTAGTTCCCGAGAACGCTAACCTCCCCAAGATCGACCCAACCTGGCGCAAACACCTCAAGGCCGCAGACAAGGAGCATGCAAAGGAACTCGAACCACAGCTCCTCGAGTATGTCAACCGTCTCACCAACGAGGAGTTCCACGCCAAGACCACAGAAGCTCATGTGGCCGACTTCGTAGCGTCACGCTCGGATGGCAAGGTTGAAGCTGAGTTGGAGGTCGTAGACTTCGAAGGCAAGACCTATCTCGTCAACCCCGAGACCAAACGAGTCTACGAGGGTGAAGGTATGTATGACGAAGCAACTCAGCAGTGGACTAACTACAAGCCAGTCGGATACGTAGGCATGGCCGCCTTTACAGAGATGAAGATGGAGTAACTTCACTCAATGTATAAAAAACCACCCCCTTTTTTACGTGCAGTTACTCGTGCTGTAACACTTTGGATCGACCGTTTTTGTAATGACATCGGGTGCCTCAGGGGACATAAACTCTCCCAACGCACGTTCTTGATTAGGTAAGGCTCGGTTGTCCCGCGCACCTTGAGCACCCAGAACTTCGGTGTATTGACGGAGAAGTGAAGTATAGGCACCAGCACCGTCTTGTTTACGAATGATGCGAGGAATCACGGTTGTAAACGACAGTGTATAGACAGACGTACCTAAGTTATCTTTAAGAATAATCTGAACAGAGTCCTGTCCTATTTGGACTGAAGTTCCTGTGATTTGATTGGTCAATGGATCAAATGTTAATCCAGCAGGTAAATCTGCAGCTTCGACGAAGAAGTAGACGATTCCTGTACCTGTTGCAGACAGTTGAATGGGAGTAATCGGAATGTATTGATAGTTAAGGAAAGACCTAGTTGTAGGACTTGTAAGCACTGGACCCGTTCCAGATGCAATATTGAAAGTCAAGTTGATCTTGATAGGTGGTTCTCCAGTATAGAGCAATGTAGGAGGTGTCAATGCGAGAAATCGAGTTGAAGCGTTAGCCGATGCAACAGACTCCACTGCAGACGTAATATCCACCCCGAACCAACCTGATAGAAGTGAAGAAGAAGCATCATGACGATACACCGTAGGATAACTCCCTGCTGTGGCTCCCTGAAGTGCAGCGTTGACAAATACATTCCAATAGTTTCCATCAAATGCCATAGATCCAATCCGAAGAGGAGGGATTACACTGAGAATGTTGAAGTCATCGGTTGGGAACAAGTCAGAGGTTGAAAGGTCTATTTTTGACCAGTTGCTTCCATCCGTTGAAGTTCGAAGTTCTGGAGCAAAGTATGTGAACGCTCCAGAAGTTGTAGCCTGAACACCGGTTGCAAGCCATGTTGCATTACCATACACTACATCATATGCATACATATTGAACCCTCCACCAGCTACATCCCACGTTGCTCCAGAATCAGTTGAATATTTTATCGTATTTGTAGCTCCTGAAAAGGAAGACACACCTCCAAGTTGATCGACAGTTCGATATGCATCTGAACCTGTGGCAATCCAGATGGATGAGTTATCTACAGAAAAGGCTGAACATTCTTTGACAAATCCACCCGATACATCACCTCTCCAACTCGCTCCCTGATCAAAGGATCGAGTCATTGTAGGACCACCTCCAAACTCAAGACCTCCTGCTATCAAGATTCCAGAGTTATCAGGACTGTATTTTAGTGCAACACCTCCTTGCAAATACGGATTCAGTGAATATGGATCTGTATTGTTGATTCCGTCGTCTCGTGTGCGTATTACTTCGCTATTAGAACTCACAATCGTTGAACCAAATCCCCAAGTAATACCGTTATCTTCCGATGAAAACATAACTGCAGCTCCATTATCAAAACTTCCACGACGACCACCTGCACGCCATTTTGTCGTTCCAGTGATGTTTGCAACGGATGACACCACACTTGGATTTGTCTCGTCCACTCGACTGAATGAAATATCCGTAAAGTTAGCGATTGCATTCGAAGCTCGGAGAACACCTCCGTCTGGAACAAACCCAAAAAAGGCATCCGTTCCACCACCACTCACCGCTGCTACAATCACATTTGTGGAAAAGTCATTATCTGCAGTGCTCTTAATACGAATTTCTGGAATACCTGTGCCAATGAAGCCACCCGGTACCTTTGCAAAGTTAGTAATGTTAGACGATTGAGTTGTAACAATTGTGCTCTTATATTGGACGTCGTATGCGTCATTATCTCTTGTAAAAATATTGAAGAGCATTTTTCGATCAAGCACAGGGTTGGCTGTAAAGGTTGTTGAAAGAGACGGTGTTGCACCTCCTGCTTGTGCATTGATTGTAAAGTTACATAAGGAAGGAAGGACTGTATCCGGAGGTACACCCGAGGTCCACGTTCCAGATAGGATTCCCGTAGAAGATGCAACTGTTAGTCCATAGGTAGGACTCAACGATAAATCATAGTTTGAGACTGTTAATCCACTATACGAGACTGCATCGATATCGATTGAACCGACTGGATCGCCTGCGGTATAGTTATAAGTGCCTTGAGGAACTCTAAAAATCACGGTGTCTGGGATGACAGAATAACTGAAATCTCGAGTTCCAGAGGAAAATCCAGTCGTAGCATTGATTATTACATTACCCGATGTATCTCCTAGCGGTGTTCCAGAAACAACTCCTGCAGGGTTGATCGTCAATCCAGATGGAAATCCAGATTGTGAAAAATCAATCACATTTCGTCCACTCAACGTAGCAACTTGAATCTGAAAGGGTGTGATTGCACGGTTTTGGATAAACCCTAATGAAGACGCAGAGACATCCGCGAATGTAAATACATCGTCTAGAATGGAGAACTTAACCGTTTTAGTTGCAGTAACGCTCGTGCCTACCGCAGTGGCTGTAACTACTAAATCCGTGAGAGGTGTCACTGCACTAGGAATACCTGTTAATAGTCCATTTGAATCCAAGGACAATCCAGTTCCACTGAATGCAGGGGCTGAGAATGAAACTGCACGTCCTGAAGCTGCAGCAGCAGTAAAGCGGATATTCGATGGATAATACCCTGTTTTTTCCAAATCAACCGGTCTGGATAGAATAAAACTATAACACAAGTCCGTTCCAACTGGACTTGAGAATGTTACACTATCGTTGGAGATAGTAATCGGTGTGCTATAGTCTCGTGTCACTCCATTGAAGTTGGTTGCACGAATGGTATAGTTTGCAGAGCCAGCTACCGTAGGTATTCCTGTAAGTCTTGCAAGGGATAAGGACGCATCAAATACGAGTGTCAATCCAGTTGGTAAACTTGTTGAGGAAATATCAGTGATAGGCACATTGCTTGTGAAAAAGGTGCGTGCAGTAAAAAAGGTTGCACTTGAATCGACAGCGACATTTGTATATAAGATTGGGACTGTAGACAAATCAAACAAGATTGTTTCTCCAAACGAAAAAGTCAACGGTTGCGTCGTCTGCACGAGTGGGGGTGGTAAAATACGAGACGCTTGAACTGAATAGATCAATCCATTCGATCCAGCTCCAGCTGCACGAAATGCATACGCTGCATTAGAGGTAGGTGTGCCTGATACAATGAATGTATAGGGAGCAGTGGTTGTTGTATATGGAGAGGATTGCACGTTTCCTAACCCATCTGATACAACAATCCCATCCGGAAACGTTGGAAATGTATATTGAACAGTAGAAGTTCCAACGGGTGGACTGACTGTGATGACACGTGTTGTAATCGGTGTCCCAATCGTCATTCCTGAAATAATCGGCGAACCGGATAGATTTAGTTGAAGTCGTTCATTGCTAATCACCATATTGAACTTCGTGGTTACAATCCGACTGCCTCCATTTTGAACTCCGATGATCTGATAGTTGCTGTTTGGAACCGTCACCAAGGGAATACCACTGATATCGTAGATGTTCGAGGCATTACTGACAAACGACAATCCAGGAGGTAAGAATGGAACCGAGGTGGGTTGTTTCAAGGTAAAAGAAGGAGCCACTAACCGAATCGGCGTGATAGGCTCGTTCTTGAAGAAGGTATATGCATTATTGCTTAACGATGCACCTGAGCCATCCAAGAATCGACCCGCACCAATCGTCACCGTATTACTGGAGGTCAAAATAGTGGATCCACTCACAGATTGCAGGACAAAGTTTTCAGTCGTTCCTGCGGTTAGATTGTTGGACAAGTCTGTAACCGCAAAGGTGTAACTGTTATTCCCATTCTTAGTAAAATACAGTGGTGAAGGACTCGGACCAAATCCACCCGAGTTAGTGACTGTTTGCAAAGTATACGTTAAGTTTGGATTGGAAATCGTGTACGAAAACCCTTCGTATGCGAACACGCCAATCGCATTGTTTGAGAACGGCAATACCGTAGTCATTACTTATTCTTGGGAAGTAAAGCTTTAACTGTCTTCCGCTTGGGTTTCGGTGCTTCAACAACCGCAGTCTCAGGCGGAACGACTTTGAGTTCTTCAAACTTCTTCTGTGCCTCTTCAATCGGTAGGTCACGGTAGACCATATCGAGTTTCAATCTCAAAAGGTTGGAGTTGCCGTCCATACTCTTCACTACGAACATTTCGCGCCGCAGAATACCATATTTGCGGTTCAAAGGGGATACGCTTCTCTTCTTGGACTTCAGCTTGATGTGTAGTGTATTGAACCTTTAAAAGTAAGCAAAGCCTGTCAACAC